AGGATGGAGAGAGATCCAGAGTTCGCCCAGCGAATGCGAAAAAAATGGAACGCTCAGAAAAAGAAGCAAAGACAGAGAAGAGGGGAAGAAATAAATGCCAGCCAAAGAAAGAACTACAAGCAGAAACGAGATCACCATCTCCAAGTTATCTACGAAGGACGGAACCGTCGAAATCCAGCAAGGGGAATCGCAACCCTTCTCAGAAAGCTTGAGCAGCGAGATCTCAGCCCAGCAGAGTTTCTTAAACACGCACGCGCAGCGGTTGACAAACTTAATTCACTCGGAGGTCGAAGCGGTCGAGAACGATTATCTTCAGGCAGAAACTCCGGAGGAGAGAACTCGAAAACTAAGTGATTCCAACGTCGAGAACGTCACGAGAATGGGACATCAACTTTTAGAAACAATCAAACTTGGCGTCACTGTCGCTGGCGTTAAGATGCAGATAGAAAGAGGATACAGAAATGAGTAAAAGAAATTTTCAGTCAAAGGTAAAAAGAATTGAAGTAAAATTAAAGATTCATCATCAGGCTCAAGTTTTTGCTGAAATGATTGCTCGCTGGGGAATGGTAGCTGGAGCTCCTGATGGAGAAGACTCTTCAGGAAGAAGTAAAATGAAGTTACTCGAGCCAGCAGATGTTATCGCAAGAGCTGAACATATGACTCATTTATATTTTGAAGTAGCAAAGGTTAAAGGATGGATTGAGGTAGCAAAATGAAGCAAGAAATCCCAGTCCCGACAGATATAAAGCTGAAAGGTCGAAACGTCAAAGTTCGAATCAAGATGGAGATCGACGGCAAAGTCGAGACTGTCGAGCAGACGGCAAAGTTCCACGTCTGGGGATTCCGCAAAGGAAGATCTCCGGATCCGAAGCTTGCTAGTATGGAAACCGTCGGAGTCGTCGAGCTTCCGGACGGAAAAATCAGAATGGTCTTACCTGAGAAAGTACAGTTTCTAGATCAAGGCTACTAATGCAAGACGAGGTTTTAAAGTTAAAACGAGAGATCGAAAGACTTAGAAGTCTGATCTCGATAGCAGATCGCCTGGTTCCTAAAGGAGGAAGCTGGAGGAGACGCTGGGAGAAAGCAAAGAGGGAATTAGGATGCTCGGATACTTCATCTGTTTCGCAATCGGCGTGATGCTCGCATGGCTCTACTTCTTAAATACGAACGAGGCTCTGCCGATGAATCGGAATCTTTTAAAAGAAGAGCTCCTTCAGTTAAGATCGAAATGCTCAAAGCTTGAGCAAAGAGTCGAGTCGATCGATCAGATCGTGTCTTCTCATACGACGAAGATGATCGAGGGACGTCAGGAGCTAGCAAGGATTGTCTCTACCGTTTCTAAGTACGAGGGATCTTTCGATCAGATTCATAAGGACTACATCGGAGTCCATGCGGAGATCGCAGCGATCGATCGCAGGTACGCAGCCCTGACGCCGATCCATATTCACTATCAAAAAGACCTTCCCAAGCTGGAGAAAAAGAATGAATCAAAAAGAAGAAATCATCAAATCAATGTCTAAGGCTCTTGATCGAGATATTTATCCAGGGCAGATGAATATGAGCTACGAGCCGGACTCTTTGACTTCCGGAAGGATCGATTTCGTTGAGACTTTAGATCAAGAAAAAACAAAAAAGCTTTGCGAAGTGTTCGGGATCTCTCAGCCGACGGAGGCGATTTGCATCACTGGGAGCTTATTCTTTAAAGGTTATCAAAAATAAAAAAGGGGGGACGATGGACGCACAAAAGGAACTTTCTCATTTAAGGGAGTTTGCAGAACAAGAAACGAAGAGAGCTGAGAGTTTAAGAACTCAGGTTGAGGAGCAAATCAATTTGATCAACTCTCTGAGAGCCGAGAACGAAACTTTAAAGCGACAGCTTCATGCGATGAAGGAAGCAGACGGAAGAGCTTACAAGACCGAAGCTTCTGTCGTCGGAATGGGAGAATAGCTTTGCTCTACGATTCCGATCTTTTTAACAGATATCCGCAGAAAGTCCTTGAAAGGTTCAAGGCTTTCCATAAAAAGAATCCCCAGGTCTGGGATCGCTTTAAAGACAAAGCATTTCGTATGAAAAAGACCGGAAGAAAAAAATACAGTGCGAGAACGATTTTTGAGGTCATGCGATGGGAGTCAGATCTGGAAACAGTGGGAAGCGTTTTCAAGATTTCCAATGATCTGATTCCGATCTACTGCCGACTTCTAATTTTTAACTATCCAGATTTTAAAAACTTTTTTGATCTTAAATCCGTCAGCTCCAAGGGTTATCTCTCGGAAGAAGAGCGGTCAAGGATCGGCGAACAGGAGAATTTTTTTTAATGGCAAAAGACAGACCAAAACCAGATCGAAGAAAAGTTCCAAAACTTTTTCGTGCAGTTGAACGCGACAGCAATCCAACAACCTACTATGGGAGTTTAATTTCTGACGACCTTATTAACGTCGTTTGTCTGGCTGTTCACAATGGAGAAAGTTCCATCGTCAAAGAGAGAATCCTCGAGAAGAGAAACTACACTTTTTCGGCGATTTCAAAAGAAGAGATGTCAATTCACGCTCGGCGCGGTCTTATTAAAATGGCCAAGGATACTGAAGAACATCGTATGGAGATGGAAGCAGCAGAGGCTATTCACTTCAGCGCAAAGAAACAGATTGAAGAGATTGTGGGTCCAATATGATTGCGTATCTTTACGTCATTTTATTGACAGCAGGAACCAGCTCAGACGTCGTGCGAAGATTTGAATTTCCAGACACAGCGTCTTGCGAGCAAGCAATCAAGAGCAGACTTTTTGTCGATAATAAAAAAGAATCGACAGTTGTTATTTTCTGTGCAAACCAAAAAAATCAAAGACACTACGGATCCACTTGGTGGAACGAACAGCAAAAGGATGCAAATTGATCGACGAACTTGGACTCATTGTAGATAAGACTGGGGACGGAGGTGACTCTTGCAACTTTACTTGCTGCGGAATCCTTCTCGGTCTTTACGAAGGAAAGGCGACGATTCAAAACAACGCCATCAATTATTTTTGGAATGGCGGATACCCAGTCAGGCATCCAAAGCAGCACCCCTGGAACAATCCCAAAAACTTTACGAGAGACCAGGCGATCCCTTTGATGTGGCTTTTGTCTTCTGACCAGATCAAGACTTTTCTCAAAAGAAACCCTTGGTTCTTTCCAAACTTCGAACGCGACTCAATCGGCTCCGCTAAGTGTCCGTGGCCACACAGATTCTACAAAGACTCAAGACCAAGCCCTCAAAACTTTCCGGCCTGGGGAAGCGTTCAAGTCCCACCTGGAGCAGAGCTTGAGTTTAAGTGGTTCGATTACGCTGACCCAATGACTCCGGACTTTACGGCGATGTCTTTGATTAAAGCAGGAGTTACTCCTTCGAGCCTTCATCTAAAGATCGCAAAGTGGCTTTGCCGAAAGGCGATCGAAGACCACTGCAAAATAGCAAAAGAGGACAAGGGGTACGCAGACTTTAAACAGCTTTATTTTACAGCAAAGACTTTAGGACTTCATCGAGAGTTCGCAGAGGCTCATCCTTGGAGTCTTCACTTTGCAAGCTGGGAGTACTTCTCAAACAAAAGAAACCTTCAGGATCTTGACGTCGCTTTCCAGAAAGAGTTTGAAAGGGAAGGAATCAGAGAGTGAAGTCATTTGAAGAGCAACAGCAAGAGCTTGTAGATAACTTTAAAAAAATTCTTCAGAAAGAATCTGAGCAAATTTTTTCAAAGTTTTATTGCGACGTAACTCCTTACGCTGAGACTGACGCAACAATTAATTTTGAAAACAAATTAAGGGATGAAATATATTCAGAAATTGTTAATGAAATAAAGTCAAAGCACGGACCGTACAGTTGGGCTCACACAATTAGAATGGCTCTTTTAAAAAATCACAAGGAAGAGCTTCAAAATAAGATAATTGAGGACCTTCAGGAGAAGGTTAAAATTGCAGAAGAGCGATATTATCAAATTGTTCAAAGGAGCCGTTATTGAGCTCGACTGAGACTTTCTGCGGAGGAAACTTTTTTCAGGGGACGGCTTGCCATAAGTGCGCTCGCTGTCTTCGCAACAAAAAAGAGATCATCGCAAAGATCTTTCCCTATCAGAATCCAGACAACGAGTTCGACCGCTGGATCGCCAACAAGCCAAGCTACTACACTGAGGAACTGAGGCACGCTTTCTTGGCTGGTTGGAGGATCTCCCGAGGGGAGATGTAATATGTATTATAATACATTTCGCTCCGCTTCGTTCCTTTACAATCGCTCCGCAGCGAGCTAGTTATCCCCTACCAATTAAGGGGGTAAAAATGTCTAGTGGAATCGATAAGAATTACGATCCGTATCAAGAAGAAAGACTTCAGAGCAAGTACGGACCAGATCCAGTTTTAGAAGCAAGAGAAGAAGAAAAAAGAAAGTCGACTCAGAAAATGACCGAGGAGTACTTTCATTCAACTTTATCCAAAGCGACTAAGATCGTTCAGGGAGTTGGAAGGGATAAGTACTCGGGAACGATCGTTCAGACTTACGTTCCGATCGCTTCTCCGAACTTCGAGGAAGGTGTCTTCATGGCAAAGAAGCTCCTGATGGTCTACTTTTTAAAGCAATGGTACGACAAACCAATCCGAATCGAGGGAAATGATAAGCCGGTCGCTCAGAAAATGGAGATCGAAGAAAATCGATGGAAGTACACTTTAACCGAAGATCACTGGTGCGAGGTATTCCATGGGTGACTCGCATATCAAGACATCAAAAGGCACTGAGCTTCCAATCTTAAATCTTAAGGGAAAGCCCTACCTTCAGGTTCCACACAGAATTGTCTGGTTCAGAGAGGATCATCCAGACTGGCTCATCAGCGTGTCGTTTGCAAATATCACGGAAGACTTGGCAATGGCCAGAGCTGAGATTCTAGACGAGAGCGGAAAGCTTCGAGCAGTTGCCCACAAGGTGGAACACCGAGCTCATTTCGCAGACTACGTTGAAAAAGCAGAGACTGGCTCAATAGGAAGAGCTCTTGCGATGATCGGATACGGAACTCAGTTTGCGGAAGAATTCTTTGAAGGCGACCGATTGGCAGACGCTCCGACAAAGCCAGCGATCAAGCCTCAAAAGCAAAGTCAGCAAGAAGCTCCCCCTCCTCCAGCAAAAGAGCAGAAAGTTTTTGAGGTCCCCGACAAGCCTTTGACTGCTCTTGAGAAGATGGAGCTCGGAAAGTTCGTCATCCCAGGAGGTCCTTTTAAAGGCAAAAAGCTCGGAGAGGTTCCTTACGACGACTTGATGCACTACAAGGTCGAGCAGGAAGGATCTTTCTCAAAGACTCCTGAGAAGATGTCTCCAGGACTTCGGGACCTTCTGAATCGGATCTCAGCTTATTACTTGGACTACAATCCAGCTTAGTCGGACTTTGAAAGTTTAAAAGGCAACCCCCTCCAAGACTTTCCTGAAAAAGCCGATTGCCCTCAAGGTCTTTGATTGCCTTGGGGGTTTTTTTTTGATGTCATATCGTCATGGCTGAAGACAAAACATACACCGCGCTGTCCATGGACAGATCCGAGCCGCTTGGCAATTCGCTCGACGTCGAAGGACGTCGCGCTCTTCACGTCAAAGATATGGCCAAGCTGATCACGAAGAACTACGACTCGGGCACGGTCGAGTACCCGAATCCGACAACGGAGATCTACAAGTTTAAGACCGGAGGGATGTCCGGAACCGTCGTTCAAACAGTCACGCTCGTTTATACTGATGCCAGCAAGAAGAACCTAGCAGGCTGGGAGACCACAACCCCATGAGCGTAGCTTTTAACCCGATCGGGGATCCTTTTGACTTTACGAATAAAGCGGACTCGATCGACGATTACGGCATTCTGCTTCAGTTCCGGATCGCCTCGCTTGCTGCCTACGACAAGATCGTGCAAGTTAACTACGCAGATCTAGGACTGAAGACTCAGAGAGTTTCTTCGATCGTTCTCTCGAGCGCGATCTTTCCTCAAGCTGACGTGACAAAGACGGTCTTCTGGATCGACGTCGGAACGATGAATCAGAGAGTTCAGAAAGTAGAGTACTCCGGAGGAGCTCTTTCGCCTCAGCAAGTTAGGAAGACTTATCAGTATTCACCGACAGGAATTAAGTACAAATTAGATGGCTTTTTTTTTGAATTATTTTAAAGGAGAATTTTAATGGAAGTCGCAAAGGCAGGACTACTAGATAACGTCGTTAGCATCTACGATCAAACGAAAACAACAATTCAGGGGAGATGCTACTCAAAGACTGTCGACGGCAAAGTCGCTCTCGGTCCTCCTTTGAATAAGTTCATCGACGTTCAAACAGATACCGCAGTAACTCCGGCAGCGAACGGGATGTACTTATCAACGAATGGAAGAGTTTTTATTCTCGGCGCAGAGACCGGCGGTATTTCTCCTTTGCTCTTGTACTCGATCAACTACGACACAGGAGCTTATTCTTACGTCGGTCGTGTGAATATTAACACCGCAGACGTTGCTGCAACGACGACAGTCCTTAGATCTTTAAAAGTCATCGACTCAGGGACAACTGGGTGGAAAGTTTTTTTAACGACCACTGCCTCAGTTTTAATCAACGGGGGAACTTACTTAGTCAACAATTTAGCTCTCGCGGACTTCGTACCGATCGGCTTCCCGACGATTCCTTTTGCTTCTGGGAACGATCAGAAAGCGGTCTACTTTCTTCAAGATCCTTCTACTTTAGGAGTCGCTCATCTTCAGACGGCGAGCGCAGGATCGGTCCTTCATGCTTTAGCAAATCGTCTTTATGTTCACAACGGGGTAGCGGCAACTCATCAGTATTACGTGTTCGATACCTCGATCGCTCCAACTTATGCGACTGCGGCGATCACCGGAACGGCTGCGACGGATTTAATCAATCACGCTGGGCATACTTTTGTGGACAACGATCCGATCGTTTTTCAATCTTTAACAGGCGGCGCAGGTCTGACCGCAGGGACTGTTTACTTTGTCAGAAACTCGGTCCCAGGGGTGAGCTATCAAGTGTCGGGGACTTCCGGAGGAGCAGCGATTAACTTTACGACCGACATCTCTGCCGGATCTGTCGGAAGAGCTTTCGGAACGACTGGATCTAACTTTGTTCATAAAACAGGCAACTTGCCAGCTTTAACAGGAACTCTTCTTTTGACGGACTCAGAGGACTACGCGCTTCCAGGGCATACGGCAAACTCAGGTTTTGACTGCGCTTTTTTTGCGACCTCATCGAATCTTTATCTAGGAAAGCTTTCGGAGCTAACAGTAGGAGCAACGAGTTGGCCTTCTTTGGTCACTTCGAACTTACTAGGAACTCCGAATCAGATTGTGGCTCCGACGGCAACGCAAGCAGCTTGGTCGAATATCCTAGATCGAGCGGTCTACTCAACCGGCCTCGTCTTTGTCATGAAGCAGATCGTAAACAATCAGATCGATATGATCTTCGGGGGAACGAACAATAAGTACTTTGAGGGACTTGTGAACCCAGAAGTTGTCGAGTTTCAACCAGCGGCTGCGATCGGCGCAATGGATATCGAGCAAGGCTGGATCGGGATTAATGTTCCTACAATCGTAGGTCAGCGCGGAATCATGCTTGCCGATCTTCGATCCGATGCTCTTTTTAACTACTCTTACTTAGTCACTAAAGTTCTTAATACTCCTCAGTCCGTTTATCAATTTATCACCACGGTCGATGCGCTCTACGACTTCACGGGATCTTTAGACGTCTACTATCGGACTTCAGGATTCGGATCGATCTCCGGCGGCTGGATCTCTATCCCCTTTGCCGAGCTTCTCTCTGGCTTCACTCCAGGGGAGCAGACGCAGTTTAAGATCGGATTTGCTACCCTTGGACTCGATACTTCAATCCCTGCTCAGCTCTGCGAGTTCTTCCTCGGATACGAATCCCTGGTCGAAAACTCTCCTAACTGGGAACTTTCGGTCGACGACTCGGACAACGGGAACCCTTCGCGCACCGCGTTCAGGCTGAAGCAGGCTTACTCGACTTCGGTTCCTACTCTCTACTATCGGGCACTGGACCTTACTAACGTGCTCTTAGTGAACCACAACACGGTATCTCAGGCGGCAAGATTCGAGTACTCGACCGATTCTGGCATCTCTTGGAACGCTCTCGGAACGATCCCTAACGTCGTCGGAACTTTGCTCCGATACACTTTTGCAACCCCACCAGGAGTCGACATTCGACCAAGCCTGAAGGAGGCATAATCTATGTCCGACATCTTTACGAACTCGACGGCCTATCAAGGAACCTTCACCCCTGGGACGGTCGTCGTAGATCCGAACTTTCAGATCTGCGCGATCGCCAATATCAATGCCTCGAATCAGCTCGAGGCTTCCTTCTGGATTAATAAGAACGGGGAAAGAGTCGACTCGAATCTAGGACTTGCTTCCTACACGATCAGGGACAAAGCCGGAGCCGCCGTCGCAGGACTGAATCAAGCGAATATCTCGCCGGACATAAACGGGTACTTTCATATCACCCCAGTCGCGGCAGCTTTGATCTACGACCTTACGCATTACGTTATGGAGATCTCTATCCCAGTCGACGGAGTCGGAAAGACTTCTTCGATCGGAATCGTGATCGGGGAGTAAGATGAGACGGATCAGGCACCTAGATCAGTGCGACTACATCGTTCCGATCGGGCAGAAGACGAGCCAGCTCCTGACGCTTTCGAACAGGAGCAACGTCCTTTTAGAAAGAACCTGGAGTCAGGACTTAAAAGCTCCCCTTTTTCTGATCCAAGCTCATGCGAAGTTCAACTCAGATCAAATGCAGGGGATGCAGATTCTCGTTAATTTAACCAGAAACGGGATCGTCTGCTCCTCCTCGATCGACTCAGTAAAGCTCTTTCTCGTCGATCCGTCCTCCTTCGCCGATACCTTATTAGGTACCTTGGCCTTAACGGAATCTTCACCTGGATCTTGGGAAGTCGATCTTTCTCAGGCTCAGCTTGACCCAGTCGAGCTTTCAGCCGCAGAGGTCTTCTCCTTAGAAGTCACACTTAAAAGAAAAAGACAGAAGTACTTTAAAAAGTTCTGGTTCAATCATCTTGGATGCTTTGACCAGATCCTTCGCCTTAGACAAGCGATGGAATATCAAGAGCTTGCAAAGCTAGACGAGTAAAAATACATGAAATTTGCATTCATCAACGACAATCAAGTCAAAAAAATCGAAGAACTCGAAGAGGAGCAAGCCTTCGCTCAGCTTCTTTACTTTCAGCAAGCGGTTCAAATCGACGGAATGGATCCGGAACCTCAAGTCGGATGGCTCTTCGAGAACGGAAAGCTCGTCGCAAATATCCCAGACGCTACTCCTAGACAAATCAGACAAGCTCTGATCCTCTCCGGAGTCTCGATCGAGATGATCACGGCCGCACTTGACTCGCTCCCAGAGCCGACAAGAAGCCTCGCGAAAGTCGAATGGGAATACTCGATCGCTTTTAAAAGAAACCGACCCATTGTCATTCAAGTTGGCCTGATGCTAGGCTGGACACCTAAACAAGTTGATGATCTCTGGAAGCTTGCGCTTTCACTTTAAAAGGAGTTTTCGATGTCCTCCCCCGCCATTGAAATTCTTGTCATCTGCTCAAGATCAAGAAAGCTTTTTAACCCACTAGGAAAGCTGATCGAAAAAGAGCAAGGACTCGGATTTAGTCATTTCTCAATCGCCGTTATCTACGAAGGACAAGTCCTCGTCTCAGAAGCTAAATACCCAAGACCGAGATTCGTCTCCCTCAACGACTGGCTAAAACTCAACGATCCGGTCTTTGTCTTCCGGAAAGAAGTTAAAAATCAACTACTTATGTTCAAAATGCTTTCCTGGATGTCAATCCTCTGCACGAGAACTTTCTACTCAATAGCTCAGCTTGTGCTTATCTATTTAGCAATCAAAGTCCCCTCACTAAAGAAATGGTCCGAGACCGTTAAGCTTAACCATGAAAACGGACTGATCTGCTCCGAGTACATTATCGAGTTCCTTGAAGAGTTTTTCGAGTTCGAGATCTCAAAAAGTACGGACAGCATAGGACTTAAAGAACCTTTCGATGCCCTGACCTCAACTTGGGTGCTGCTCGATCCGATACAGACTGCAGCAACGATCGAAACTTACTCAAAAGCGAGCGCGTGATGGCTAGGAAACCCTCGGGAAGACCAAACGGAAGACCAAAAGTCGTCTGGGATGATGCAAAGTATAAAGAGTTCGAGAAGCTCTGCTTTCTTCACTGCACTTTATTAGAGGTCTGCTCCTGGTTTGGTATCGATGACGTCACCTTAGATAAGCTACTAAAGTCTAGGTATGGGGAAACTTTCTCGGAAGTTTTTCCCAAGTTTTCAGCACAAGGGAAGATCAGCCTTAGACGTAGCTTATTCCTTATGGCAACCGATCCGGATCCTGCGAAGAGGGACTTCCGCGCCATGAAGTGGCTGACAACAAATCACATGGGAATGGCCGAAAGAATGGCTCAGAAAATCGAAGTGGAGGAACGCCGTGTCGTTAATATCGACCTCTCCTGGGCAGACGAAGATTCTGGAAACGGATCTTCGGATAAAGATGCCCAGAAGGACGCCACCACAAAGAAGGTATGACGAAGCTCCGACCAGGTTCTGCTACTCCGTCTGGGGACGACAGTCGGGAAAGTCGACCGGCGGTCTTCGCAAAATGTTCTGGAAGCCGATCCAGTCGAAGAAAGAAAATGCCATCTACTGGCATATCCTTCAGACTCACTCAGCCGCAGAAGTGATCTTCGAGCGATACGATCGCTTGATTCATCCCTACAAAGACGACCTAGTCACCTATCGATCAGAATCCGACAAACGCTTCGAGCTGATAGGAAAGAAGAACATCTTTTTTAAGTCAGGGGAGAACTACGAGGATCTTCGATCTGAGTCTCTCGACGGCGTGATCATCGACGAGCTCAGGCAGCAGCACCCGAATCTTTGGAAGCTTATCATCCGACCGATGCTAGCTAAGTCCGGAGGCTGGGGAGACTTACTGACTACCCCGAACGGATTCGATCATTGCTATGACGTTTATATGGAAGTCCTTAATAACCCCAAATGGACCGTGATCCACGCTCCTTCGACAGAAGCTTGGTGGTGGACTCCGGAAGAGGTCGAGTCCTCAAAAGCAACGATGGGAGAGGCTGAGTTTGCTCAAGAGATCATGGCCGAGTTCCGAGATCTAACCGCCGGTCGCGCTTACATCAACTTCTCGTCAGAAGAAAATATCCGATCGACGAATCCTTTCTTTCCAAATCAAATCGTGCACCCTGGGCTGCCTACTATTGTAGCAATGGACTTTAACATTACTCCTATGGCTTGGACTCTCGGGCAGAAGAAGGTCGACGACTTTTATTTCTTCGACGAGATCTGGCTGAAGCAATCGCATACGCCGGAGGCTGCGGAAGTCTTAGCTCAGAAAATCTTGCAGCTTCCGAACTTAAAGCACGGCGTGATCCTCTGCGGAGACGCGACCTCGAAGTCTTCTCAGAGAGCTGCGGCTGGGCAGTCGGACTACGATATCGTTTGCCAAGTTCTCGACAAGCACAAGATCAAGTGGGTGAACATGACTCCTGAGTCGAACCCTCAGGTGAAGGACAGAGTCAACGCGGTCAACGCGAAACTAAAAGACGGAAACGGGGATCGGCATCTTTGGTTTCATCCGGACTGCAAGCAAGCAATCCGAGATATGCAGCGCGTAGTCTGGAAGGAAGGATCCGGAGGCGCGATCTTAGATCAGACGACGGACAAGGAAAGGACTCACTCCTCGGACGGTGTCGGGTACGTTATCAGCGAGCTCTCGCCTCTGGTCTACAAGAAGGGGACGACGAGAATGTCGATCATCAATGCACCAGGCATTTAAGGCTTGCCAGTAATAATCTCTTAGGTTCCAATTATCAGCATAATGCTAAAACTCAACGATCAACGCGGATACCGCAAATTCGTCAACGGACGCGACGAAGCACTGGAGACTTTGCTTCGCAACGCAAGGCTTAGGATCTCGGAGAATACATCCGAGATTTTCCGAAAAATCTTAGAAGCCGTTCAAATCAAATATAATCATATCATGCAAACTGGTTCTAGACAGGCTCTCGATCAGCTCGAAGCTCAGATCGGACACCTTCTAGAGCACCTTTCTTTTATCATTTGGGTTGAAGTTTTAGAGCTTCGCAAGAAATCTTTTATGCTTTCCTATGCCGGAGAAGTTCAAGCGATTGCGCAGACCACGGCGAAGAACGTCAAAGTCTCGATCCCTAAGCAGGATCTTGATCTTAAAGCGATGGGGAAAACTCTCTCGAACGGACTCGCTCCGATGAAGTCCTTCAATCTTCACTTTAGCAAAATGAGAAGACAGATCATCTCTGCGCTCGAGTACTCTTTCGCTTTCGGGGAGCCGGTCGATAAAGCACTTGGAAGAGTCTTTCTTTGCTTTCCGAAGCAGCAGGTCTTACCGAAAAAGAAAGTCTTAAAGACCGTTAAAGTTGCCGAGGCGAAAAAGCCTGAGTTCTCTTCATTTAAAAAAGAAGACGACTCGGTCGAGCTCTCTCTTTCCGGAAGGTCTCCGATCTCCGGCTTTGAGTGGGATCAAGAGACTTGGGACAAAGCGATTCAGGATCTCGGTAGTGAGCACGTTTTCACGGACAGATCCCCTGAGAAGTTTGTCGATATTAAAAACCCTTACAACGATCTGCCGATGCGCTCGAAGCTTCCGGAGGAGGACAAGATTTACCACTGGGAGATAGAGAACGAAGTAGTTCAAGACTTTGTCGAGCAAGTCAGATCCGGACAGATCGAAGCCGCAAAGAAGAACGGGATCGATGATTTCGTTTGGATTGCGATCCTAGACGATAGAACAGACGCTTGTTGCGAGTGGAGATCGGGACTCCTGACGAGCGAAATCGAAGCAAGACTGAAGACCGATAAACGCGACGATCCTTGCCAAGCTATTGTGCCACCTGCACACTTTAATTGCAGATGCACTCTTGCTCCGGCCAGTCAAGACCTGGAAGCCGTCGATAACACCGATTCCGAAAGAGAGTTTGATGAATGGCTAAATCAAAAGTGAGCAGCTCGAAAGAATCTGCAAGTCCAACAGCCTTTAGAGTTATCAATCACAGCAAGACTCAATCCTATGAAGAACAAGATCAGTCATCGTCGATCGATGCGAAATTTAAAGAGCACTGCAAGCCGAGAACGGTCCCAGAACTTATCGCACTCATGGAGTCAGACAAATCCATTCAGATGGATGCTCGCGTCTTTTTTCTTGAGAACGGGACTGGCAACGCTCATCTCGCGAGTCTTAACCGAGAGAAGTTTATCGAAGCTTTCAGATCAAATAAAAAGCGCACGTTTAAAGAGTCCGTCGACTGGTTCGGATCAGGTGGACTTTCTGGAAACGTCGTGGGAGGACCAGACTTCACTCCCCTCCTCGGCGGTCCGTTCAACAAACAACTCTACATTTATGATTACCTCAAGATGCACTCGCAGTGCTTCTTTGCCTACAACCACGATCCGATCCTCCATGCGGCAGTACAGATTATCAGAGACTTCGCGCTCGGCAGAGACTGGTCGGTCAACTGTAAGAACGAGACAGCTCTCGCTCTTTGGAAAGCCTTCGAGGAAGCAAACGACCTTAGAACCATGATGTCTTTAGCTTGCGAAGAACTCTCGATCTACGGAGAGATCTTTCAGTGGTGGCTACCGAACAATGCGACTCGAATCGCTTATCAGGTTCGACCAGGTCAAGAGCCTCCGAAGGGTTTAATCCCTCGCGTTCGTCTCGTCGATCCTTCCGTCATCTGGGACGTTATCACCTACCCAGAGGATATTAAGCGCGTCCTTTATTATCAGTGGGTTGCTCCGACTCAATACCAAATGTATGCAGCGACCGACAAAGGGCAGCCGGTTCCGACAACGAAGTTTATCTATCAGCAGCTTCCTGCGGATCAGGTCGATCACTATAAAATCAACTGTCGATCGAACGAGAAGCGCGGAAGATCTGATCTCTTCTCTGTCTTAGGGTACTCAAAAAGACTTAGAGACTCGGTTAACTTCTCGATCATCGGAATGCAGAAGTCCACTGCCTGGTCGATTGATACTTCGATCGAGGGGAGCCAAGAGGACGTCGACAACTACGTCGAGAGTCAGAAGGAGCTCGGGACGATCCCGAACCCTGGCTCGGAGTTTGTTCATACGAATAAAATCACGCGTCAGTACTTATCGAACGAAGCAGCAGGCCGAGGGAATAACTCTTCTGCCTTTGACTGGTGCTTCTCGATGATCTGCGCAGGTCTAGGTATCCCTCAGCAGTATTTCGGGACTCACCTTTCCGGAGGATCGACAAGAGCCAGTGCTTTAGTCGCGACTGAACCGGTTGTTAAAAAATTCGAGATGCGAAGAAACCTGATCGAGCAGATTTTAAATAACATGGCACGTCGACTATTTAAGCAATTCGGAATAGACGCCGAGATAGAGGTGACTTTCCCAGAGCTTGTTAGTCAGGACAGATCGGCGAAGCTCAAGGATCTAGCGATGGCAGAAATGCAAGGCTGGATCAGCAAGGAAAGAGCAGCGGAGATCGCAGCGAAGGAGCTTGGGATCATGGACTTTAACTTTAAAGACGAGCAAGCGTCGGTCGAGAAGTCCGAAGGTCCTAGGGCACTTTTAGCAAATCCGTTGACGACTCCACCGCAGATCGGTTCAGATAATACTGAGCCAACAAAAAGAGATGCAATTTCAAGCGACACCCGTAAGGACGTAAGGGATCAAGATGGATTCTGATAAATTCATGCACGCTTCAATCGATGACTTGATCCGAAATCCGACGAAGTACGGTGCTCCGACCTTTCAAGAGTTCTGCTCCAATCCAGAGAAGTATCGGAAAAATAAAGAAGCTCTGATGAGCTCTGCCGATAACGGATCGAAACATATTCAAGGGATTAAGTCTCACGTTTATTACGTTGAAGGCACAAAATGCACAAGCCCTGAGCACGCTCAGCGCGTGATGGCCGATCGCGGTCTCACCGAAGACGATCTTAAACTTTCCGTCGAGCTCGAAGACCTGGGAAACCATGAGATTCGCGCTCACGTTCATTTCAAAAGAAAATCAAATCTTATTTTACCAGAGGGGATGTAATGAGGCAGAATGTCATAAAATCCCACAAGGACCGTGGGACCAAAAAGGCCACGGATGGCCGTTCTTTTAAAGAAGGATCTGGGACTTACGGACCTTCGGCTTTCCTTGATCAAGTTTTTGTTAATCTAAAGTCAGTCAAGAAAGAGGCGATCGTGCCTCAAGTTCCGAAGGCTGCTCCTGCTGGGGATCCGATCACTTTAATGATCGCCGAGAACCCAGAAATGAATGCTTCGACATTTTTTAACCTGTTGAAATCAAAAGGCTTTGTCATCTCCCCACCTTCTCAGGACTTAGGGGAGAAAAAAGAGGAAGCCGATTCAGCTTCTGCGAACACAGCAAGTCTACGCGCTGGCCTTAAAAAAGAATCTAAGATCGGCTTTCGGACTAGAAGCTTTCTCGAATCTCAAGTCAACATCAAAGACAACAAGGGTGGGACGACAAGATACAAAGTCGTGCTTTTAGAGGAAGGGATGGGGAACTTTAATGCCTCGGCCTATTACTCGAAAGAGGCTTTAGCTTCCGCGATCCCAATCTTTGAAGGCAAGAAAATCTACGCAGATCATCCGCAGGAGTCGGAAGCGACCGAGCGACCGGAAAGATCCGTCCGAGATATCTTAGGACACTTCGAGAACATTCACGTTCAAGAGTCTAAGTCGGGACAGGCTCAACTCGTTGGCGACGTCGTCGTCATGGGTGGCAGCTCCTATCAATGGGCAAGAGAACTCATGGAGCACTCGGTAGAGTATGCGAAAAAGTTTCCCGATAAAGAGTTCGTCGGTCTCTCGATCAACGCATCGGGTGACTCCGAAGAGATCACGATGGAAGAGGCTCAAAAAAGAGGCATTCCGGATGGAGCTCTTCCTAAAATTCAAGAAGCAAAGAAGCAAGGAATCAACACTCTCACTTACGTCAGCGAGTTTAAGGAAGCAGTTTCCTGCGACCTAGTAACCGAGGCCGGAGCTGGGGGGAAAATTTTAAACCTCATCGAAGGAGCGAAAAAAATGACAGAGGCAGAGAAAAAAGAAAAAGAAGCCAAGGAAGCCGCTGAAGCCAAAGCGAAAGAAGCTGACGGTAATCAAGGCGACGATCAAGGCGGTGGAGATCATAAAGATGCGGCTCAGGATATGGCTCTCATCAAACAAATGATGGCGAAATATCTTGGAGGCGACGCTGTTGCTGACGAAGAAGCTGCAATCGTGAAGGAGGCTTATGAAGCCCACAAAGAGATGGGACTCAAGGATGATGAAGCAGGCTCTAAGGCTTGTGAGTACCTCAAAGCCAGCAAGCACATGGCAGCAAAACGAGAGGCAGCCGCTCAACAAGAGGCAGCCAAAGAAGCATCAGCAGGATCTGAGAGCTGTTCGGATGACAAAAAAAATGAAGCGGATAAATCCGTGGAATCCAAAGAAGCAGCAAAAGAAAGCAGCGTGAAAAAAGAATCTGCTGCTCCCACGAAGTCCGAGATCGAGAAGCTGAAAGAAGAAAACGCAAAGCTTGCAGGTGAGCTTGCTTCTTTCCGCGAATCTGACAAGAAAAAGTCAGTTCAGTCTCATGTAGAAAAATTGTGCAAAGAATCTAAACTAACCCAAACAGTCACAGCGAGCTTTAAAAAACTTGTTGAGTCTGCCAAGTCAGTCGAGGAAGTCGACAAAACATGGGCAGTCTTTCAAGAGGGATACCGATCTAAGAAATCAACTGCGGAAGGCGGTCTTGATTTCGGCAACATGGTGATCGAGTCTGAGAAGACTTCTTTCATCGAGTCTGCTTCTGGATCTGGTGTGAACTTCGGCGCGTGCGTGATTGAAGATTAATTAACGAAAGGAAAATACAATGGCAGGCAAGAATACTATCGTAAGAAGCGTTGCCCCTAAGTCCATCTTTGAGAGCGCGAAGTCTGTAATCACTACAGCCGTGTCTTTCGCTCAAGGTGATCTCTTAGTGTTCGACGATACCAATAACCGATTGAAAGTCCCAGCAGCAGAGGCAGAAGGTTCGACCTTCCTCGGTGTTGCTCGCGTGACGATCGTCAACGGAAAGCTTGAGTCTCCTTACAACACAGACGTTGTGGCTTCTCAATCAATCCAGGATATCCCAGGACCAGTTTATGGCGTCGTTGCAAAATGCGTCTTGAAAACTGGTGACACTATCGCTCCAGGCGATCTTGTTTACTTGGATCCGGCAACAGGAACTCGCGGTGTTACCGTCACTGGAACGAAAGCGATCGGTATCTATCAAGGTCCAGCGGTTGCAGGCGCAGCAGCAGGAACTGAAGTAGAAATCCTGATCGGTGCTCGTCATCCACAAGATGCTCTTAAATTTTAATTAACATTTTTCAGGAGAAACAAAATGTTGTCTTTAAAGGAAAGAAACAAAAAGTTGATCGAGCGAATGCTCATCAACCAAGACGGAGTTAAACAACTTCGCGAAAGCATGAAACGAAAACACGGTTGTGATCCGGTAACGGACACTGAAAAATTCCCTTTCATGGAAGGTCGCTTCTCATTCCGCAAGCTTGAGACGCAACTAATGGAAGCGGACATGAGTTCAGCGTTCACTCAGTTCCTCCGTGCAGGTCTTCAACAGATCGTCAACGGAATGTATAAAGCGACAGAAGTCACTTACTCTGACTGGGTAACGGTAACTTCTTCGAATAAAAACACCGAGATCTATGCTCCTAACCACGGCGTGAGCTTCCCTCGCGATGTCGGTCCTGGTGAGCTTTATCCGGAAGTTGGCGTTGCGGCCTTGGACCTTGAGTTGAAAAACTTAAAGTTCGGTTCGATCTACGCTCTACAAAAAGAATTGCTGGACGACGATCAGTCTGGGACTTTCACTCAGCAGGCAAGCTTGCTCGGTGAGTACATGGCAATCCTCGCAGAAGTATTGTGCTACGGTAAGCTCGCTTCCGTTGCAAATATGAAATACGTTGATTACACAATCCCTCAGTCTGAGACGAAGCCTTCTTACGAAGCTTCTTATCCTTGGTCGACTGCTTTCCGTGGCGGCGGTGCGAACCGACCTGCTTCTTACGGAGCTTTAGTTCAAGCGAATGTTCAGAACGGTATCATCGGTTTGATGAATCAGAAAAACTTGCAAGGCATTAAAATGCAAGTCAGCCCTAAGCGTCTCCTAATCGGACCTGCGCTTGAGTTTGACGCTGCTGTTTTGATGAACTCTGCTTACTATCCGTCAGGAGCTGCGGCTGCTGGTCAAGTCGGTGGAGCTTTCGCAATCAATCCGATCAAAGGCTTGTTGGACATCACAGTGTCTCGCTTTATCTTCAAAAACGACGGAACCGTCGCTGGAGATTCAAAAGCTTGGTACATCGTGGACAGCACGAAACCTTTCTTCATCCTTCAAATGCGTCAGCCGGTTGCTATCGAGCAAGAAGCAACTAACTCTGGCGAGTCTTTCAACCGAGATATCTATCGCTTCAAGGCTTCAAGCCGCATGAACGCAGACTGGGTTGATCCTCGTTTCGCATGGCAAGGTAACGACGGAAGCGTCTAATCCAAACCTGAATTTTATGGGGAGTCTCTTGACGGAGGCTCCCTGCTCTTCCCGCATAAACTAAGGAAAGGATCTCCTCCCAATGAGTAAAGCAACGAACCCGAAAATCTCTCAGAAAGTAGTCCAACGCCCTGACGTGGTCGGGACCGAGTTCTCGATTGACTACGAAAAAGAAGAAAAAAAAGAGAAGCAAGAAAAAGCTTCCGCGCAGGAAAGAAAGATCCAAGCCATCGCTAAGAAGTCTCGCGAGCTTCAAACAGTCGCCGAGAAAATAGCTCAGGACAAGTTCTGTCAAAGAAATCATCGCTGGCCTGGTGGTCAACAAGCTTTCCCTTTTAATTCAAAAATGCACTACGTTGACAAGTTTTATCCTTACGCAGAAGGCGGTCCTCTTTTTGTGGACGAGCCAACTCGCAAGGACGATCTCGAACAATTTAAGCTTAAAGAAGAAGCGATGAAGGAGCTTGGACATCGCTATCTGTTAATTAAACCAGGCATGACCGAAGTCGACGCGCTGGAGGCTCTCGCATGAGTTGGCTCACGGCCGCATCTGATCTTCGGACCTCTCTCTCGGATAACTCAAAGGACAAGCACTGCTATCGCAAGTCTGTCTTCGGGGAACTGAACGGTACTAACAGAAGATTTAAGACTCTTGAGTTTCGTCGAATCAATAATTTCACAAACGGAACAGCACCCATTCCTCCAGCAGTCGATCCGACTTACACCGCCCCTCCCCTTGGCGTCTGGAAAAATGGTGTGCTTCTTACAAACACAGACGTCTCTTCTGACAACCCAGAGACAGGAGATTTTGAGCTTGCCGTCGCACCAGTTGACGGAGATATGCTTGAAGCTTCCTACTACGCTCAGTGGTTTAACGACGAAGAGATCCAGCAGTTCTTGCGAATTGCTTGCAATTGGCTGGCTCTTGGCGATGACTTCACTCAGATCGCTCCAGGTCTCAGACCTGCGGCTTTGAAGTACGCTTCAGCAGAGGCTTATCAAAAACTTGCGAGCCGATGGAGTCAGATGCTTTCTGAGCAGTATCTTCGTCAGGACGCGACAGAAAAAAACAGATTTGCAATTGTCGATGCCTGGATGAAGGCAGCGGATACCAATAGAAAAGAAGCTTACAAAACCCGTGACGACTTTTATTCACGATCGGGTCAATCGAACATTCCTTATGCTTCAAGCATCCAAGGGACTGTTCCTAACCCAGTACCAAACAGGTGATCAAGTGAAGGCGTCGATAAAATCCATCAACAACTCAATCCAGAAAAAGCTCGAGCAGATGGTCGAACAGACTCGTCAGACTCGTGCTTTCTTGGAGCGCGTTGTTTATCCGAGCTACATCAAAGCTCAGATGAAAAGATGGATGAGCGAGGGGAGATCTGACGGTGTTGGAGCTCTTCAAGCCTGGAAACCTTTGTCTTCAAGATATGCCGCTTGGAAAAAAGTAAGATATGCGTCTGCTCCAGGTGGGGGGACAAAGATGTTAATTGCGACCATGCGGCTTTTCAATGCAACGACTGGTAAGGGAGATGGCCACAAGAAGCTGATCTCTGACAAGTCGATCATCATCGGCGTCGATGTCCCTTACGCAAAGTACGTCAACGCAAGCCGTCCCTTCTTTATTTTTTCAGATCCATTCATGGATGGTTTGAGAGACAAGTACAAAAAATTCATCAGCGACAGGAGCGTGAAAGTTGAATAACGACACTCCCTCCCCTCGCTGGATAATGGAAGGAACTGTGATTCCGATCAGGGATTACATCAAAGCCAACATTTCAGCAGCTTTGACTTCAGTTCGTTCCGATCGTGGAGACGCAAAAGTCTCGACGGAAGTCCCAAAGGATTACTTTATTTTTGATCAGGCAATCGCTTACAAGGTGCCGGCGGTCTTTGTCATCGGTGACACTGTGGATTTCAGACTGGATAAGGGTCAAAACTTTATCGCAGCAGTCTGCACTGTTTACGTCTCTGTCCTTGTCGACGATCGAAGTGCTGAGTTTCTGGCTTACAAATGCTGGAGATATCAGGACGCTCTTCACATGATTCTCGATCAGACTGAGATTGTGGATGAAGAAAAAAACTATAAGAATACAATTAAAGTTACAAAAGCAGAGTTTTCAAACACTTTCCAAATGAAAGCTCAAAATCCAGGCGAGGAAAAAAATCCCTTCCGTAAAGAAGTGATGCTGACCCTGGAAGTTGAGCACATGGAAAAAAGATAAAGGAGTAAATCATGCCCAGTTTTGCAGACGTAGACGTCAAGAGAATGGAGCTCACGCCAATGCGAGTGCTCTTTAAAGCTCCTGGAGAAATCGCACCAGTGGACCTGGGTGGATCTCTAGATAACGTGGTCATCACAATGGCCTACAAAAAAGCCGATATCATGGCAGACCAAATCGGGAAGACCGTTCTCGATCGCAGGGTTTCTGGTATCGATATCAAAGTGACCACTTCTCTGGCGGAAGTTCAGTCAAAAGATCTTTTCAAGATCGCCTTCCCTCACGCCACTCAAGTGACGGACAACCAAACCGGCGGCACGATGACAGCAGCTTCCCCAGCGGTAGCTACTTTCACTGGCCACGGACTTACTGCTGGACAAAAAATTAAATTCGTTTCAGGAACAGTTCCAACGGGTGTCACTCTGAACCAGTGGTATTACGTTTTGGCTTCTGGCTTGACGGCGAATGATTTTGAGTTTGCAGCGACAAAAGGCGGCACTGCGATCAACGGAACTGGCTCTGCCGGTACTGGAATCGTGATGCAAGTTTGGGGAGCTGGAGCAATCGACTGGAACTCAGCAATCGGCGATGGAGACCAAATCAACGCTGGAGAGCTGACTCTTCATCCTTTGTCAAAACCAGTGAACGATGTTTCAACTGATTGGTTCTTTTACCGAGCGTGTTCTTCTGCCGAGTCAGAGATCAGCTACGGACCAGAAGGCCAAGCTAAATTCAAAGTTGTTTGGACGATCTTGCCGGATGACTCCGTCACTCCTGCTCGCTTCTTCCGCTACGGCGACCCAAGCCTGTAATCGAAAGGAATTAAAATGAAGTTTTTGCCCTCCCGACAAAAACACAAATCCGGTCGGCCTCCAGTGATGGTGGCTGACCTTGATGCTTTGCTCACCGAAAAAGTGAGCTTCAAGCTTCTTGGAAAAGTGTGGACCATCGAGCCGTTCTCAGTTGAGCAGTTCGCCATGTTTTCCAAAGCTTATTTTGATCTGACTCAATTGTCGAAAAACGATCGAGTGGTCTCCCCTGATGAGTTAGCGGAAGCTTACGAGAAAATGACAGAAGCCGCAGGGCTTGCTCTCACCAAGGAAGACATCAAAAAGATGAGCCAGCAGCAGGCAGCAGCTCTTTTTCAGCTACTGACAGATATGCACACTGGACACCTTTTTGCGGATGAAAAAAAAACCCAGGAAAAAGTTCAGACGCTGCTCAGCATGAGCACGTAGAAGAGATAACGATTGAGCTTGGTCAGATGGTGATTGAGCTCAGCATGAACACTGGGTGGTCTTTTCGAGACGTGATGAGGATGCCGATGAAAGCTTTTGCTATGGCTCTTCGTCACTCAAGGAAAATCACTGAGGACAGATTCTCTCGGTGGTTGATGGAGCTGACAGATATTTCTGCGGTTTCATGGGGAAACCTAGAGTACGCACAGGGATTGAAAAGCCACTACCAAGAGCGGCTTTTGACGGAAGAGCAGAGGAAGAAAAAGCATAATCCACGATTGTTCGATGCGGACAATCAGGATCAGGCAAAACAAGCTGCCGCCATCTTATCATCTGTGTTTGCTCAAAAGAGTCGAATGATGTGAGGTAAGAGTGAGCGATCAAAAAGACCAGTTTAAATTTGACTTAGACGCCAAAGAAGCCGCCGCTCAACTCGACGGACTCATTGGTAAAATCAAATCAATAGGGGACGCAAAAAACCTCGCCGGTCTCGTCGAGGGATTGGTCGCCTTAGCTGGTCCGATCGCTGCTGTAGCCGCAGGAATGCTTGCGGTGAAAGTCGCCTTTGATCTCTCCGCTGAAGGGGAGCAAATCGAAAAAGTCCATCGTCAGTTCAATGCACTCGCTGAAGCCGTAGGCCAAGGCGGGGAGACGATGAAAAAGAACATCGAGGCTTCGATCGGCACGACCGAGGATCTCGAGGACGCATTGAAATCCGCTGGCAGAGCGATGTCTTTGCTCGGTAACAACTCCGATAAAATTCCACAATTTTTTGAGATAGCGAAAAAAGCTGCCGATGCTTTCGGCGGCACAATGAACGAAAGATTCGACCAGATCACGAACGCTGTGGCTCGCGGAAACGCTGCGATGCTCAAAGGAATCGGGATCACTGTCGATTCAGAAAACGCTCTGAAGAAGTACGCAGCTTCTATCGGCACGACAGTCTCGGCTCTCTCTGAGCAAGGACGTCAAGCGGCGATCGCAAACGCAGTGATCGAGCAAGCCAACACTCGATACAAAAATCTGAAGACCGAGCAGGAAGGGATTGAGACGTCGACAAAAAGATTCTCTCAAGCCTGGAAAGAAGCCGGCGACACTGTCGCGGTCGCATTCAATAAAGCTTTCGGACCAGCTTTCGCAAAAGCTCTGGACTACTTCTCTGGACTGCTCGAGAGGGTTGGCGACAATCTGAAAAAGAACTTTGGCGATGAGGCTGAATCTGGAGCTGCAAAATCTAAGATCTTAGCTCGAGAACTTGACACTTTGACCGCTGCGATGGAGAGAGCTCAGAAGACAAACGAAGGCTCCATCAATCCTTTCAGCCCTGAAGACCTTGCTCGGATGCAGCAGGCGATTGAGCTCAAGAAGCAAGAGATCGCAAACCAGGAAAATATCAATAAAGCTCTCGATGAAGAGCAGGCCAAAAAAGACCGGATTGCTCGAGCAGATAAAATAATCGAAGACCAAAAGAACAACACTGGTGACGTCGACAACTCCAAGAAGCTTGACCAAGAAGCTAAGTTCAACATGGAACTTTTGAAGCTGGCTGAGCAGCGTAATAAAGATCAGATGGACGTTGAGACCAATTTCGACCAGTTCAAGCTTCAGCTTGAGATGGAAAGAAATAATAAAATGGCTCAGTTCGACGCTCAGATCGCAGAGACTCGTCGTCAGGGTGACGAAGGGGAGATCATAACAAAGCAGCAAGCTAACGAAATGATCATTCAGCTTGAGGCTGACAAGCTTGCGATGCTGGAAAAGTACAATAGAGATTTTGAACAGAGCACTTTGAAAGTATATGACAACCAAGTCAAAGCCGCAAAAAATGCCAACGAAGGAATCAAGGCGGCCTTCGCTCAAGGCGCTGCACAAGCACAATCCTCAATTACAAATTACGGACAGCAAGGTCAGATGGTCTTCAAGACTTTGACTTCAAACGCTGCCTCTGCCTTCCGTGCCCTTGGTGATGGTTCCAAATCTGCCGGCGATGCGATGAAGGGTTTTCTTCTCGGCTCAATCGCTGACATTGCAGAAGCTCAAGGTCAATTCCTTTTGGCTTCTGGTATCGGAACAATGAATCCAGTTCAAATCGAAGAGGGGGGTGCGCTGATCGCTCTCGCTGGCCTGCTTCGGTCGCAGTCGGGAGCTGCGGGCGGGGGAGGCGTTGGGGGAAGCTCCGGCGGAGGCGGGGGTGGAGGCGGATCCTCCTCTCCTTCTGCAAATCAAATTTCAGAAAAACCAGAGCTTGAAGCTGAGAAAAAGAAAGCAGTCACGGTTCAAATCATGGGTAACTACTTCGAGACCGAGCAGACAAAAACTCGCTTGCTCGAGATGATCCGTGAAAACACAGACGCCACGGACTTCAAGTATCAGCAGATCGGGGTAGGTGGATAATGGCTTTAAGAGCGCGAAGTTTATTTCTTTACGGATTTGAGGTCACGAAAAATAATTCATCACTGGACTTCAGATCGGTGAACGCCGGTCCTGTCAAATTGGCAACACTCAATATTGGTTTTTATTCGCTGACAGGGTTGATGAAAGAAATCAAAAGAGCGATGGAAGCTGCTGATCCGCTGAACACTTACACAGTGACGGCAGATCGAACTGTCAACTCAGGCCAAGAAAACAGAGTTCGAATCGCCACCAGCGGTCTTTATCTTGACCTTCTTTTTGGATCTGGTCCTCGAGTTGGGTCTTCAATCGCTCCTTACATCGGCTTCAACGCGATCGACAGATCTGGTGGTCTTTTCTATATCGGGAACTCTTCTGCCGGAACTCCATTGATTTCAGAGCTTGTGGCTTACAACTACACCGCTCCGACCATGATGAGAAACGTCTTTGGAGCTGTGAATATCGCAGCGGACGGAACAAAAGAAGCAATCGTCTGGCAGATTCAAAAGTTTTTTTCAATGAATTTTAAACAAGAACCGGAAGCAAAAGTGATCACGCAGTGGACTGAGTTTATGACCTGGGCTATCCAGCAAAAACCTCTAGAATTCACTCCGGAAATCACAAGTCCGACAACTTTTTTCGACTGCACACTCGAGTCAACGGACAGAGATCAAAAAGGTCTCGGCTTTCAAATGAAAGAGCAGCTTCCAGATTTCCCTTTCTATTATCAGACTGGGCTTCTGAAGTTCAGAGTGAAGGAGAGCTAAGATGGCAATTAATGACGGACAGCCGGTCGACGCAGCAAACTCGAACCCTGCGTGGATAAGCAAAAACACAGATGACACTGGAATTGCAAAGCTTAGCCTGAATGATCAGGCTGTGAATGCTCCTACAGTTTCTGGTCCTGCTATCGTCAATCTGCAAAGAGAGAAAAACTCCATCGAATCTTGGATGGGGAAAATTGCCGGACTTGTCTACAACGCTCTTCCTACCTTCACAAACTCTCAAGGATTTACAGCTACTCAAAGTTTTCTCGATAGACTTGAAGCTCTTTCTCAGAAATTTTTCAATACCACTCTTGGAGGAGGTCACGCGCACGACGGATCTCCTGGAGGTGGAGCCCTTATTCAAGCCGCATCTTTGGACGGAGTTCAGCTTCGAGGAAGCTTCTTGCAAGCTCCTTTGATCTCTGGTGCAAGCGGTTCTTCAACTGATGTTTCAACTCAAATGACCGGAAAAGTTCCTTCCGGCGGCGACACTCTCAAAGGAGTCGTTGTCCTTGCTCCAAACAATAAAGTAATCTTGAGGCAGGGGAGTGGGAGTGGAACGGGTGACGAGTTCGTTGATGGCTTTGGTAACTTGGTCTATGGCAGGCTTACTTATTCTGCTGGCGTGTGGACTCTTAGCTATTACGTCGATCTTGCTGGAACCGAAACTCCTTACTCTTTCCCAAGCCCTGTCGACGTGCTGCTCTACTACCAGGAGCTCTTTAATCCAATAACTGACGCTCCTATTTACTCGGAGCTTGCCACAATTCCTTCCGACAATGCGACTCAAGATGTGATCGATGCGACGACCACTCAGCGTGGTTTGATGTCGGCAGGAACCCAATCTCTTGGTGGGAATAAAACGTGGGTTGGAGCTCAGCTTTTCAATGCAATAGCTACTTTTGCAGCAAACGCTATTTTTCAAGCCAAGCTTTTCTTCGTCACTTCAACAGACTCAACAACGACCGGATCTCTTGCGACGCTGCCGGCTCCAGCTACGACTGCGGTTCGATTGACAAACGGATCTTTAGTCTCCGTTCAGACAATCTCTGGTGGATCAGATGGTCTTTTCTTCATCGCCATCAATAAGTCCGGAGTCGAAGTTCTTGTCAAAGATAACACTGGAAACATCAGGACTGGGACCGGCGATGACTTCAAATGGAAAGCAAACGCTACGATCATTCTTTATTACAACGGAACTGACAGCTTTTGGCACATGGCTGGTGGAGGCGGTGGCGGAGACTTCTCTCTTGTGGCGGTTGGAACTTCTCCAAATGCCAACGCTGCCACTTACAATACTGGAACCGGAGCTTTCAATTTAGAACCTGCTGATTCTTCAAATCCAGGTGTCATGACTGCTCTTGCACAGTCTCTTTCTGGTGTGAAGACCTGGATTAGCAATCAAATTTTTCAGGCCATCATTAGATTTGACACTCAAACTGATAACTCTACGACTGGATCGAGCGCCGATTTGCCAGCTCCAGCAAAAGGAGTCTTGAGAATCACGAACGCATCTTTGGTCTCAATCCAAAGAGTTTTGACGATGGCCAACGAACAGGTCGCTCTTCTTGTGAACAAGACCGGCGTGAACGTCACTCTGATCAATAACTTTGGAGCAGAAGGATTCCTGACTGGTACTGGAAACGATTTTATCATGCTTCCAGACTCGACAGTTCTGCTGGTCAAAGACAGCGTTTCTTCTCGAGTCATGATTGTAGGAGGTGGAGGCGGATCAGGAGGGGGAGTTGCAGCGGTTCAAACCGTTAGCTCCAACACTTCTCTGACAAACAATTCTCTTTATCCACGACGAATTGTTTTGATCGATGCGACCGCTGGAAACGTCACGGTGACTATGCCTCCTGCGGCGGCTGGAACCATCGGAACTGAATGGGTCTTCAAGCGAGTGGACTCTGTCGAAGCCAACATCGTTACGATTCAACGCGCTGGAGCTGACACCATTGACGAAGGCAACTCGCAAACTTTACCTTATCAATATTCAAGAACATCAATTCGCGGTCTTTCTGCGACTTCATGGGGGGTCTTCTAATGAAGAAAATATTTACTGGTATTTTAATACCACTACTTTTAATTACAAATTCTTACGCACAAACAGCTCCGGTAAAAGGAAAGGGACAAGCTCAATCGACATATCAGACGATCGAGCGTCTTGAGACTCCGAACTCTGGGGTGACAGTCACTGCTGACAAAGCGGTTCTTCTTGAGGGAGATCCAGAAAACCTTTTGGTGAATCCAGGATTTGAACACCAAACTTTTGGAACCGGATGGACTGTCAACGCCGGAACTGCGACTGTCGACACGACAAATTTTTACGACGGTAAAAAATCGATGTCGATTTCTCTTTCCGCAGTCAACGGAGATATTCTCACCCAATGTGTTACTCCTACTGGTCAAAAGGGTGGAACAAATATGTCTCACTCACTCAGAGTGAAGACGACTCTGTCGAACCTTCAAGTCTGCTCTGTCATTGGCTCAACTGAACAGCAGTGCGTTTCAGCAAGTAACATTGATTCTTGGGTTGAAATTTTGGCTACTTCTGTAGCTACAAACGGATCTGCTCTTTGCGTAAAACTAAAGTCAACTTCTTCAGCAACTGGAACTGTTAAAGTTGACTCTGGTTATATTGGAAGAAACAGAAACATAGGTTCTGCTGCAAATGCAAAAAACGTCGTAAGTTTTGTTTGGTCAGGATCTCAGACTGCAACTCATGACACAGATGTTCTGTTTACTTGGTCAGGAGCTACGATCAACAAACTTGAGAACATGACTCACTCTTCCGGTGTTTTCACGATCACTGTTCCTGGAGATTACCAAGTTAAATTTTGTCCTCGAATGGATAGCACTCCAGCAAGTGCATCTTTGATGAGACAGCAAACTGCAAAGGTATATAAAAACAGCACCTCAACTCCTCTCGATGCAAGCGGATACATTCCTGGACTCGCTCAGAACAATATCAATGGAGGTGGAGAACCTTCGACTGGTTTTTATGCGACCCCTCCTCCTTGCGTTGTCAACACGTCAGCTTACTCTATTGGAGACACTCTTAGATTTAAGGCATATCAAGCCAACGGATCTGGAACAAATTTCGCTTGGATTGGTGGAGTTCTTGAAATTAACTATTTTCCTTCATCTCAGCAGCAAGTTGTATCTCCAAATTGCGTTGGAACATCTGACTGCGAAAATATTTTCACAGCCATAGTCTCTAATGCAGATGTTGTTTCAAATGAAAATGTTGATTGGCTGAACGGAAACTGCACAGACGCTGCTACGGGAAGAGCAACTTGTATTTTTAACACAAGCATTTTTTCTTCACCTCCAAATTGTTTGGCAGTAGCAAATGATAGCTCGAATCTGAATCAGATAACTTGCTCTTTAACTTTAAGCCCTACAACATCACAAGTTGGAATTGATTGTAAATCCAACGCTACTGACTCAAATCAGAACTTCACTTTAATTTGTCAAAGAACTGGTTCTGACAGAAAGCCTTTAAATAATGTTCCAATTTTAATTGGGTCAGTAACTTCTGCGTCGACTGGGGCAATCCGACACGAATTTGCTCGAGTAAACAACAACGGAACGGCTACAATTTCTTTTCAAGGTCAAAGTGATTGGCTAACTGGTTGTACAAGAACTGTCGCAGGATCTGTTACTTGCACAATAAAGACAGGGTATTTTTCTGCTTCTCCTGCTTGCTACGTAACTCTTCTTGGTCTTTCTGGAAACATATGGGTCAACCCAGTAAGCACAACATCAGCTACAATTTTGGTTAGGAATCAGTCAAATACAGACACTGACAATGATTTTTACATATCTTGCTCTGGATTAAGATAATGGAAAGCACTCAGGCGGTCGCGCAGTTGCCATCAACAGTTTATTACGTCTTGGGAATCTTGGTTCTCGGGAACGTGAGCACGATCGTTTTGCTTTTGAAAATGCTTTTCCAGGCTGGAATGTTTGTTAAAGAAACTCAACTTGGAATTGCTGACGCGAAATCGACGGCAGTCAGAGCTCACAAGAGAATTGATAAAATAGACGGAGATACAGAAGGTGAGTGATTATCCATTAAATTATGATCTCCAAAACCAATCGGCGATAAAGCAACTCAACGTCGTCGTGAAATTTGAAGGTACTGACACCCAGTTTTCACTTCTCCAGTCTTTCAAAAAAATAAGGTACGGAGAAGACGACATCCTTTATGGAGACCCAGGTCTCGTTTACGGTGGTCTGATACCAATTCCTGGTGTCATACCAATCCTTTCTCCAAACTCAAATCTTACAATCTCTCAAAAGATCGAGCCAGAACAGGGGAGAGGATCTGCCGGAACTTTCTCTTTGGAGTTTGTCGACGTCAAAGGATTCATGACAGAGTTCGTGACTCCTGGAAAATCTCTCGACGAAGTCCTTGGAGGAAAGCTTGTAAAAATTTATCTCGGGTATCAGAACACCAGCTATCCGGAAGACTATTTCGTGGTTTTTCGTGGATATGTTTCAAGGATCACAGCAAGCCCGACAAAGGTAATTTTGCAGCTTACGGACGCGAATCTCAAGCGCAGGCAGCAGTGTTTTTACCTCGGGAAATCAACAATCTACTCTCCTCAAAAGACCTTCTCTCCTTCAGACGTCAACGTGGGTACCGACACGATTACGATCGCGAATCATGGATATACAAAAGACACCAAACTGACTTTTGGCTCTGACACTTCTTTGCCTGGTGGAATTGATTTCGGAGCAGAGTATTTTGTCGTCAATCCGACCACGAACACTTTTCAGATCTCGATTGTTTATGGTGGAGCTCCGGTAAATATCACTTCGTCGGGAGCTGGAACTTTGCA